TGACTTCCTGAACAAGTCGGCGATCCTGCTATACATGCGTGAGCTCAGCGGCCTGTCGCCGAAACAGCTCACCACAACGATGCAGTCAATCAAGAAGGCGTACAAGAGAATGCGTGCAGACCCCAAGTTCAGGTTCTGGTGATCAGATGAACAGAGAGCGGTATTTCGACCTTGTCAGCGAGGTCTACAATCGTGTCCTTGAACTTTCTGATGATGAGGATAAGCTCGTCATCAGGGATTGGCGTGGGACGACAGAGCTCATCGTGAAGACGCCCGATGATTTTTTGAAAGCTGCGGGAGCGATCAAGGCACACGGGTGGGTACCAAAGAACCTCCTCGACCCAAAGAGGTTGATGTTCAGCGTAGAGTTCGACAGTGATCCAAAGACTGCTGTTCTCATCTCCCTCAAGGATGTCAACACATGGATACAGAGATACAACGACGATGGAACGCGTATGCCCGTTGCAGAGCTAGCCCAAGCTGCAAATACTCTCGTAGTTAATGATGATGTTCCATTGCTAGCAAAGATGCACGTGCTGGTCGCTGCGGAGGAAATGTGGCTAGCACACAGGAATACACAAAAACAAGCGTGAGGATCAGCCATGGCAGACGAGACAGAAAGCAAACCCGTAGACATCATTGAGATCTCTGAGTTCAACGTCGAGAAGAAGATCCAGGACTTCGGTGAACTTTTGCAGTCCATCGAGTCAATGGACGACAAGAAACGCGCATTGTGGCGTGAAATCTATGAGAATGCACTCGTAGACAGGCAGAACGCCTACGCCATGTTCACGCGTCTTGCTAGGATCGCAAAGGAGATCTCTACTGAACATGCCGTGCATGGCAGGACGATGGCGACGTTCCTAGAGCGGATGGGTAAGGCGAACGATCAACTCATCAGGCTCGCAGAGCTCATCTCGAAAGCTCAGACAGAGAGCGAAGAGATCGACACAGACGACATGTTCGAGAGGATCAAGAAAAACGAGAAGGGGCGCTGAACATACGTCCTTGGTACGTAAGATCGAGGAACGTCAATGTCTAAGTATGACGATCAGGACACGAGAGGCCTAGTTGAGGGTCGTGGTCATCAGGTAGCAACTGCCCGGGCTGCATATCGTAAACAAGATTCTTCACGCCCAACGTTCGTCAAAATCATAATTTTAGACGTCATTAGCGATCCATCTGCGATCGATGATGTGAAGATGCAATTCTACAAAGGAAGCTTGGGTGTTGGCAATGCTCAACTTGCACGCAATGCACCCAGAAATAGCATCATAGGTCGTCGTGTAATGGGTGTCGACTCAGGTGCAAGTGAAGCTGCGATGATTTTTTATCCATTCTTCCCTTCTCACATATCGCTTCCTGCTAAACCCGGAGAACATGTTTGGGCAATCTTCGAGAATCCTGACGCTCCTAGCAACATAGGATATTGGATCTGCAAGGTCCCTCAGCCCAGCTTCGTTGATGATGTCAACTATACACACGCTGACAGGCAAGCAGATCAATCATTCACGCCAGGAATTGCTGCGACTGCAGAAGGCAGTAGCGCGCCAATTTACGAATTTCGAAATGGCGGCGTTGATTCGTTGAATGGTGAAAGGTACACCGTCGTTGAAACGGTCAGCATGCCGGGAGGTGATGATGTGTACACTAACATTCTCACTAAATCAGACTCATCACAGATTACGTGGTATGAACCTGTCCCTCGATACAGAAAACGTCCCGCTGACGTTGCGTTTGAAGGCAGCAATAATACGTTGATCGTCCTTGGCAACGATCGCACTGGCCCAATTGCAACATATACGACAGACCCAACACATGGTCAAGTGCCTGAAGCAGTTGATGCGGATGCATTCACAGACGGTGCTGGATCAATTGATATCGTTGTAGGCCGAGGACAAACGCCCGCGACAGGTGGTACATCTGTTGACAACAAGGTCATCGGTAAAGAAATTGCTAAGGACACACCAAGCCTTGCTGCACAGGAAGGCGATCCGGATCTGATCCACGATCGTAGCCGTGTTCTTGTTGCGATGCAAACGAATGCAGACGTAAATTTTGGCATCGATTCATTCTTGACTGACGGTTTGCTTGTCGGCACGATGAGCGATAAGTCTGCCGCAAAGTCAGGTGCCATTGTCGCTAAGTCAGACCGCGTTCGCATCATAGGACGCTCTGACATTGCCCTCATGACGACTAGTCAAGGAAAGACTGACAGCAACAATCTTCCCATTGATAGCACGAGCAATGATGATTGGGCAACCATTGGGATCAAGTCGACAGGTGACGTCTACATCCAACCCATCGCAAAGGGCTCAGTAGACATTGAGACTCCCAAGTGCAACATCACTGTCAACCCTGAAGACCTTGACATCTCAACGACTGTCTGCGACCTCAAGATGGATCAGACTGACATCAAAGTAACTGTCGGTGCAACGTCTATAGATGCGAACGCACAAGGTATCACGTCTACAATTGGTGCAACAACATCAATTGCAGAGACGGCGTCTGGAGTGACTGTGACTACGCCTCAGGTGACGTTGACAGCACCCGCAGTCACTGCATCAGGAACGCTAGCCGTAGCAGGAGCAGTGACCGTTGCTTCAATCTCTTTGTCTGGAGGCACAATGGTCGCAGGCAGTGCTGCGGGTGCAGTTGAAACCATCATCACAGCATTGAATACGTTAGGACAAACATTGTCTAACTTGAAGCCAACTGGAACGCCTGCTGATGGGAGCGCAGCAATGACAGCGCTCGCAGCTGCAGGAACTGCGCTTTCTGGAGTGATCGCATCACTGACGCCTATGACAAAGTCTACTTAACGCATGGGAACATATTCATTCAAATCATCCGGAACGACGAAGGCTGACGCTACCACGCAAGCTGCTGCGATTGCTCCCACGTCATTGCCAATTGGTATCTTGACGCCTTTATCATTGGGTGTGGATGATCTTCTCACAACGACAAAAAGTGTTGCTAGCGCAATGGCAGACAACCTTCGTAATCTCATCATGACGAACTGGGGAGAGCGACTGGGTCTGTACAACTTCGGTGCCAATCTGAGGCCATTGACGACAAATCTAGTATCACAAGACGACTTTGATTCAGCTGCAATCTCATCAATTAAATCAGCCGTTCAGACGTGGATGCCGTATATCGACCTGCAGAATTTTACGTCATCGATCAACAGGACACAAAATCAGAACACAGCCGTCATCGTTCTGACGATCACGTACAACATTCCGAACCTGAACGTCTCGAATCAACAGTTACAAGTTACGATGTACGCTATCTGACGTGCATACCTAGACAAGGACGTAAATGACACTTCAAAGAGACGATCTCAAAGTAGTACGACAGAGGAAGTACCTCGCGAAGGACTTTGATGCGTTACGTGCGAACTTGCTAGAGTACGCTCGACAGTACTATCCAGATCGTCTTCAAGACTTTTCTGAATCTTCATTGGGAGGTCTGTTCCTTGATTTTGCTGCGTACGTGGGCGACAACCTGTCGTTCTATCTGGATCACCAGTATGGCGAACTGAACCCAACGACTGCGATCGAGCAAGGAAACATTCAACGTTTGTTAGACGCAAGCGGTGTTCCAATCACGGGTGCATCTCCTGCAATCGTTGCAGTTACGTGCTACATTGAGGTACCAGCTGCAAACATCAACAGTGTTGTTCAGCCTGATCCGACGGCATTGCCAGTCATCAGAGAAAATTCGACATTTGTGTCAAAAGGTGGAGTCATCTTCACACTCACTGAAGATATCGACTACAACGCAACTTACTCAGATGGTACGCTTCAAGCATCTGTTACTATCGGTTCAAAAACGCCCGCCGGCCAAATCAAGACGTTCATACTTTCTGCGTCTGGCTTGTGTCTGTCAGGCAATGAGTATACTGACAACGTTTCCGTTGGTTCGACATTTACGCCGTACATGCAGATCACTCTACAGAATGCGAATGTTTCAACGATCATTTCTGTCAATGATCAACTGGGAAACATCTACTATCAGGTAGACGCGTTAACGAACGACGTTGTTTATGCAAACGTCCTCAACACAGCTGCTGACAATGATCTTGCACCGCAAGTAATCAAAGTGATCCCGGCACCTTACCGGTACATCATCTCAACCAACATTTCAAGTCGTAAAACAACACTCACGTTCGGCGCAGGAAATGCTCAGTCTCTTCAGGATGATATCATCCCTGATCCATCGAGCTTTGCAATTTCGCTTCCATTCACAAAGACATTCTCGCGAATTCCCATCAATCCGCAGCAACTGTTGCAGACGACAACGTTAGGTATCGCTGCTGCAAATACGACGTATAACATCACGTATCGAGCAGGAGGTGGCCTTAGTCATAACGTGAATATCAACAACATTCAAACTGCGAAGACGGTCAATATGTTCTTTCCTGGGAATCCATCTCCTGCAGTTGCTGGACGTATCAAGGCTAGTCTCGAAGTCAACAATCTTATCGCTGCCTCTGGTGGAGAGGATCCTCCGACGCCTGCCGATCTAGTTCAATTGATCCCATCGATCACAAATTCGCAAGAAAGAATCGTTACACGCGAGGATCTCCTTGCACGTGTTTACACGATCCCATCAAATTTCGGTCGTGTCTTCCGTGCAGGAGTCAGGAACAACCCAAACAATCCTCTTGCGACGCAGTTGTACATCATCTCTCGCAATGCGTCCGGACAACTAATCATCTCACCAGACACATTGAAGACTAACCTCGTCAAGTATCTCAATCCATACAGGATGATCAGCGATGCAATTGATATTCTGGATGCTAGAATTGTTGACCTGACGTTCAGCTTCAGCGTCCTTATCGATCCATCGTTGAACAAAACGACAGTCATCAACAATGCATTAGTACAGCTTCAGGCGTTTTTCGATGTCAAAAACTTTCACATTGATCAACCGATCGTGTTGTCAAATCTGACGAACATCCTCTTCAACGTACCTGGGATCATGTCGATCAACAACATTCAGTTCAACAACGTCTCAGGTGTTGTCAATAACAGGCAATACAGCAACGTGACATTCGATCCAACGTCAAACACGTCATCTGGGTTGATGTTCCCGCCTGCTGGGGGTATCTTTGAGGTCCGTTACCCGACGGTCGACATCACTGGACAATCATCGGTGTAATATGTACAAGGTTCTCAAGCCAATCAAGGACACATACATCACGAACAGGTACGTCAACAACGTACCACAGGTCACGGCGAACGTCGGCGCGGCGGGGTCGCTCGACCTGTTCAAATTGTACGGCGTGACATCAACAGCGAGCGGGACGACGTCAGTTCCTAACACGGAACTCAGTAGACTTCTAGTACAATTTGATCTTGACCCGCTCCGGGAGCTCGTCGAGGCGGGGGCTGTCGATCCTGGCGATCCGAGCTTCTCATGTCACTTACGCATGTCTGATGTGTATGGTGGCCAACCAACACCCAGCAATTTCACTGTGAATGTGTGTCCGATGTCAGCATCGTTCGATGAAGGCCTTGGTCGTGATGTTGTGTTTTACTCGGACAGTGACGTATGTAACTGGCTCACGGGATCTTCGACGTCAGGTGCGTGGTTAGTAGAAGGATGTGGATTCAGCGGTAGCGCAGGTCCGACGCCGTGTGACTACATCATCGATCCTTTATTCGAAGCGAGTCAGGCGTTCAAGACCGGTCTAGAGGACCTGTACGTCGACATTACGTCCATCGTGTCCGCCACGTTGGCTGGTGCCCTACCCGACGAGGGCCTGAGAATATCTTTCGACCCCTCGATGGAGGATAACCAGTACACATATTTCGTAAAAAGGTTCGCGAGCCGCTCGGCGTACAATGAGGACAAGAGACCGAACATACTCGTCAAGTTCGACGATTCGATCCAAGATGACACAAACGATGGCGTGTTCCTTGATTCGACGAGCTACCTCTTCCTCTACAACTACGTTAGATCCGGACTAACGAACCTGATGTCAGGCTCGAGCGCAATCACGGGCGCTGACAGCATCATCTTGCAACTCACGACACCCGTGTCTGGCGGGATCTGGTCAGGGTACTTCACGGGTTCACAGCACACACGAGGGGTGTTCCCAGTGACTGGTATCTACTCATGCTCAGTTGACATCCTGTCGTCTGATCCTCTCTTGCAACCTCAGTGGCAAGCATCGGGTTCCATTACGTTCACACCGATCTGGCAATCGCTTGACGGAACGTTACCATACCTCACAGGCAGCACATTCAAGGCATACCCTCCCCAACGCGGTGCACAGTCTCTTGCACCGCATCGATTTGTCGTGTCCGTGTATGGAGTGGCAGACGAGCTCGACGCTTGTGAAAAGACGACATTGAGGGTGAACATCTTCGATTACAGCGCTCCGTATGTCACAACAGCGCTGAAACTTCCTGTTGATCTACCTGGGATAGTCGTCAGGGACGTACACTACCAGGTGCGTGACGTCATGTCAGATCAGGTTGTCGTACCGTTCGACACAAAGAACAACTCAACTAGGGTTTCGAGTGACAGCACCGGCATGTACTTCACCCTTGATGCGTCCAACCTCAAGTCAGGAAATTCGTACATCATTGATGTGATGGTCTTCACAGACAACAACAAGCAGCTGTACAAGTCTGCATCTCCAGCGTTCAGAATAGGTGGCGTGGCGTAGAGTTTGATACGTAGTCTCTAGTACTCCGTCCATGTCAACACGACCTCTCAATCCGTACATCCCCGCATACCCGCAGTCAGCAGTGACAGGTAGCAGGCCAGTCGCTGTCACCCTCGACGCGATGTCGGACACGAACATCCTGTC